GCTGATCTATGGTCTGTTATACTAGAAAAGAAAATAGAGCCTGAACAAGTGGCTCTTTGTATGATAGCTTTAAAGGTAGCTAGATTAATGGAAAGTCCTGACCATACAGACTCATGGCAAGACATTATGGGTTATGCAATGACAGGTTTTGAGGTAGTCAATGACAAAGAATGATTTTAAAATATTCAAGAAATATGCAACTATTTGTAAAACTAAAGAAAGATATATAGAAGTTTTATTGGGTATGAAAGTGCTGCCTAATGTTAATGAACCTATGGCAAGAATGACCTTAGAAGCTTATTATGTGTACTATGCAGAACTTGATGCGACTGAAAGAAGCATGAGAGATGTAACTAGATTTGTGCATGGTTATGTTAGTAAGAATATCCAAGATAAATTATTTTCTTGACAGTTTTTTTCTCGTTCGTATAATCAACCTTGTTGTAATGCCCTACGGCAATAGATATACTACTCTATTACTGCAGTAATATACTGCAGTAATATACTGCAACACTATACTGCATATAATATATGTTAATTAAAATAAAAAAAATAGTCGTGCCTATAATATATCTATGCACTGCTATATCAGTGCATAGATAGACAAACACGACTATTTTTTAATTTTATTAAAGTGCTTCTCTGCTATCTCTCAGTAATATAAATACGTTTTGTTAATATGCTGACAGTTTTACTGACAGGTTTTTGACCAGACTCATAGTAACTTATTGCTCTGATAGTTATACCAAGCAGTTCAGCCATTTCTCTTTGAGTGTATTGTAGCTCTGTTCTAATTTGTTTAAATTGCTCTTTTGTTAGTCTGTTATTTATGTTATTCATAATTGTTCCTCTTTGCTAGTGGAAAAGGCTCTGCTCCGTCATGTTGCAGAGCCTACTTATTAGCGGTTAATATTCACCTTTTAAATTAAATTGGTGCTTTAGTTTCCAAAAAGCATCATCTAATTTTCTTATGTCTGACAAATACAAGTCATTAGTTTCTGTAAGCATACTTAAAGCATTAGCTAGACTCTTATGAGTTTCATCTATTGCCTTTAGTTGATCGCCAGTCAATCCTTTCATAGTCTTTTTTATTATTGCTTCTTCTCTTTCTCTTTCGATTTGGTATTGATTTTTCTTAGTCATTGCCTTTTTCCTCCTCTGTTAAATCTTCACTCATGGTTAAACCAAATTCAAAACCTTTTTTATAATAGGCTGAACTTTTCATATAAGAATTATCAGCTTTATTATTTACAACTGCATCAACTACACCAAGCTTAAAATAGGCTAGGTAGTTTTTACGTTTTTGATCTTCCATGTTATTCCCCTTTCTCGTTAAATACTAAGTTCCAAGTCTCTACAAGTTCTTTGTCAAAATTACCACCTTCAATATATCCTAATTGATCCTTAACATATTGAATCTGACATTGTCCAAGAGTCCAATTATCTGTAGTTTCTTCTTCAAAAAATAATACGTTTTGCAACTCTGATTTACTCTTTCTCAATGCTTGATAATATAAAACATTAACCAAAGCTTTTTTATATTGTATTTCTTCCATGTTATTGCTCTTTCTCTTTTGCTAGTTATGCCATTAATGGCGATTTAAGAGCCTTGTAGCCCTTGTTAGTGTAAAGACTAGATAATCTACCCTCTACAATTCTTTTTATTGCTTGTTGCTTAACTTGAAACTGTTTATTTGTTCTTCGTTCAAGTCATTTAAACTTTTATCTTCTTCATGAAATTGATTTCTATTTGATGTATCAATTAAAGATAAGGTAGCAATTGAAGATGAAAAGCTTTTATTAAAAGTATCAATAATATTAAGTCTTTCATTTTCAGTTAAAAAAGCATCTTTTGATGCAACGTCTAAAATAAATCGTGCCATGTTTAAGCTCCAAAGTTATTTGAATAACAAGTGTTATCAATTAGGCATAAAGCCCATATTAAATAGTAAATTACATATAGAGTTATTATAGATGTTATTATAAGCCCTATAAATTTAAGGTAGCCTCTTAATATACTATTCATTTTAGTTGATCCTCTATTTCATTAAGTCTTTTAGTTAATGCTTCAGTAACAAAGTTTCTAAAATTATTGTGAATATCTAGTCTTTTACAAAAATCAGTTTCTTTATTATAAGAATTAACCATTTTATTATAGAGTTTTACGTCTAGTCGATTATATAAATAATCGTTTTTATCTATTGTTTTTAATTGCATGTTATATCCTTTTCTTTGCTAGTTGGTTGAGCATTGTAGCTCTTACAAGCTTGGATAATGCCAAGCTTGAGAGAGTAACAAGTTAGTTCAGCCCATTATAAAGACAACCTTTTCATCTAATGCTTTTTTATTCATGCCAAGCTCTAAAGATGCTTTAGATGTAATTATATCTTTTACCAGTCTTTCATGTATAGTTCTTGCTTCTTTTATTAGTTCTTCAGCTCTTGTAATACTGATCTCATAATGTTCTGCGAACTTTTCATAAGTTAAATAATTATTAAACCAATCTAAGAATATTGATTGTAAATATTTGTCATAAGCTATTTTAAAAGATTTATACTCTTGTAGAGTAGAGCCTTTTAATTGAATAGTTAATCCTTCAATAGAAGCTCTTTTATCTTTGTTTATTAGTTGCATTGTATTTTCCTTTTCTTTGCTAGTTGGTTAAATGAGCTTTTAAAGCTCTCATGATGCAGGTTTAACCCTGCATCAAAAGAGTATTAAAGGTTAAGCTGATTGAGATATAGAACGCCATAATATATTGTTAGTTGTTATATTATATCCACCATGTTTAATTGCATAATCTGTGCTAAATGGCTGAATGTTTAATAGCTTTGCAAAACATTCATTATCATTACCATAATATAACGGCTTATTATCTTTTGTTATTATGTGTGTAGGTTCTATTGATAAAATAATAGTTGCCATAAAGTGAAAGTAATTATCACAAACTTTATCTTGTAATAATTCGCTTGGCTTTTCGTCAATACTTCCCATTTCAATGGCTAGTTGGATAATATTATAATATGTATAATCAATATTTAAAGCTAAACCTTGTAGCCATTCAGTCATTGCTTTTAATTTACCTTGCCTTTCTATATTCCAACTATATTCAGAATAGAACCTTTCAAAGATATAACTTATTTTATTTTTTTTATTTGTTAATGTGTTGCCGTTTATATCTTCGTCTATTGTATCTAAGATATAATTAACATAGTTTTGTTTATATTTTGTATGATGTAATTTCATTGTTTTGTTTCCTTGTGCTAGTTGTTAATAATTACTTTTTTAATGTTCCAATCTGAAACCTTGCCTTGCATACCTTGTGCCGTTCTTATGTTCCAATGTTCAATTAAAGAGTTTGCTTGTGCTATAGTCCAAACGGGATCACCATTAACCCTTGATATGATTAAACTTGGAAGTTTGTCTGTTTCGTATTTGCCGTATATTTCATATGTTGTCATGTTATTAGATCCTTTTTGCTAGTTGATTAATTATTGATTGCTATTAATGGATAATAAAGAGCTAAGATAGCAATTAAGCCGCTTATCATAAATAAAGTAAAGAACAAGCCAACAAAGCCAAGAGATAGAATATAAAAGCTTGTTGGTAATATTAGTATAAATTGAAACATTGATATTAATAGTGTTGTTTTATATGTCATGTTATTAGATCCTTATTTGCTAGTGATTAAGTAATTAAATATAACCATATAGAACAAAGTGCTGTATGTCAATACATAAAAGCAAATAAAAATTGATGCTATGTATTGCATAGTGTGCAAGGGTTTCAACGTATAGATTGCAGCATATATTATAATGAATAGAAAAAATATTATTGATGCGGCTTGATAAATGGTTTAGTTGTCAATGTATAAAGAGAGATAGATATACTATTATATTAATACATAGCTGATACAATCTTGTACGGCAACGCCAAGACAATTAAAATATTATTAGTCTATACTATAGAGAATAAAAAATAGTATCGAATAAAAGAAGATAGCAAGCAAAGAATAAAAAAGAATAGGTGCAGAAATAAAAGAGGTACGGGGGCTTTCACGCGAGCCATATACCCCGCACACGCCCGCTTCACTTTATATATGTTAATAGGTAGTTCTAGACACACATGATTAGCAAAGCAAAACAAGAACGAATAATAGCCTCGGTTACAGACGGACACAGCTTGGTGAAAGCGTGCCTTGATGCGAAGGTCAGTC